GCCTGAACTCCGCGAAGCCATTTACCGGGCCGCCGTCGAGCAGTTGAAGCGCGACCTCGGCCAGTAAGCGATGCCCACTAAGCGCACGCAGCGTGAGATTCGACGCGCCTTCGGGCCTGAAGCGATGCAGGTCATCGCGGAGTTGGCGGTTCGCGTCGAACGAATCGAGCGCGTCCTGGGATTGCCGGCTATGAACGTCTCCCCACGGAAACTTGTGAAGGCCAGCGTGCAACCTGAGCCAGCCGCCTAATGGCTGTCCGCCGCGCCAACCGTCCGAAACGTCCCGATCCGAACGCGCGATCCGTCGCGGCGCGCTACACGCCCACCGGAGACGCGGACTTCATCGCCCTCGCCCGGAAGCGGTTCAAACAGGCGGAGTCGGCCGACGAAGAACAGCGCGAGCGCGAACTCGAGGACTTGGAGTTCTACGCCGGCAAGCAGTGGCCGCAGGATGTCCTAAACGCGCGGGAAGGCCAACCAGGGAACGCGCAGTCTGGGTTGCCGCCAGTGCCGGCTCGACCGTCACTCACCATTAACAAGGTTCGCGCCCCTGTCCGGGCGGTGCTGAACCAGGAACGTCAGTCGGAACTCGGCGTACAAGTCATCGCCGCCGATGACTTTGGCGAAGGCGTCGGGCCGCAGGTGAGCGACGAGGAACTCGAACTCCGCGAAGGACTCGTCCGCCGGATTCAGCGCGACAGTCAGGCGCAGGATGCGCGGTCGTGGGCCTTTGCGCGGGCCGTCATTGCGGGCCGTGGCTACTGGCGCGTGATGACGAAGTTCGCGCCAGGCCGGAGCGCCGATCAGGACATCGTGATCGAGCGGCTCTACAACCAGGCGTCCGTCAGTCTCGACCCGGCGCACGAACAACCGGATGGGTCGGACGCGGCGTGGGGCTTCATCGGGTCCGACATCCCGTATGAGCAATACGTCCGCGATTACGGCGAACTCGACGGCGCGAAGAATCCCGTCTCTGCCGCCTCCGCGAACGAATGGCGGGCGCTGGGCGACGAGCTGCCTGGCTGGTTCTCGACGGAGCGGGAGACGCGGTCGGCGCGGATTGTCGAGTATTGGTATACCGATTACGAATCGACCGAGCTCGTGCATCTAATGGACGGTCGCGCGGTGCCGAAGGCCGAGATGGTCGAAGGCGTGGACGTGCCGGACCTGGACGAAGACGGCGCGCTGCAGACGCATACCGAGACGACCAAGCGGATCAAGTGGGTCAAGATGGACGGCGTCCAGATCCTCGACGAGACGGACTGGCCCGGTCAGTATCTGCCGATCGTGAAGGTCGTCGGCGAAGAATTGCAGCCGTTCGATTCGCAGCGGCGAAGCGAAGGACTTGTCAGGCCATCACGGGACTCGCAGCGGTCCTATAACGTGATGGTGAGCAAGTGGGTCGAGCAGATCGGCCTCGCCCCGATTCCGCCGTGGATGGGGCCGGCCGGGTTCGATGAAGGCTTCGAGCAGGAGTATGCGCTCGCCAACACCCGCGCGCTCTCCGCCTTGCATTACAACTTCGAAGTGAACGGCAAGCCGCTGCCGGCCCCGCCGACCCGCACGCCGATCACGACCGAGATTCAGGCGATTGCGGCCTCGGTCCAGTTGTTCGACCAGTCGATCCGAGACACGACGGCGGTGCCTGATGTCACACTCGGCAACATCGATCCCGCGCTGAAGCGGGCGGGCGCTGGGGGCATCAAGGCGGCCCTCGACCAGGCGCAGCAGGGCACGTCGCACTTCCTCGACAATTTGCAGCGGTCGATTCGGTATGAGGGACTGATCATCAACGACCTGCTGTATCCGATTTACGGTCGGAAGGGTCGCATCGCCCGCATGATGGCCCCGTCCGGCGAGACGCAGGCCGTGCCGCTCCACGTGCCATTCGTGCCGCACCCAGAGACGCAGCAGCCGATGACGGCGGTGCCGCATCCGATGCCTGGGATGCCGCCGATGCCGGTGCCGGGGAACCATCCGCAGGCCAAGCTCTACACGCTCACGAAGGGCGCGGCGTTCAACGTGACGATCAACGTCACGAAGAACAAAGACACGCGCCGCGAGCAGGTCGAATCGCTGCTGTCCACTATCGTGCAGGCCGATCCGGGGCAGTTGGCGATTGTCGGGGACTTGCTCTTCAAGTATTCGGACGCCGAGGGTCACGAAGAACTCGAGGACCGCTACAAGGCGATGTTGGCGCCCCCGATTCAGGCGATTGTCAACAAGGGCGCGGCGCCTGATCCGAAGCAACTACAGGCGCAGATTGCCCAGTTGCAGGGCCAGTTGAAGCAGATACAGCCGTTGGCCGATGCGAATCAGGCCAAGGTCGTCATCGCGCGTGAGAAGAACCAGACGGACCTCAAGGAAGCCGACATCAACGCGCAGGCCAAGGTCGTCGTCGCGGAGATTTCGGCCAAGTCTGAGCAGATGCTCGCGGACGTGAAGGCGCAGATGCAGGTCTTGTCGGTGCTCATCAACACGGTCAAAGAGGAACGGCTGGCCGAGAAGCAGCACGCGCATGAAGCCTTGAAGGCACTGCACGGGGCGGCGCATGACGTGGGCCTCGCGTCGATGACGCACGCGCACGACACGCTCCAGGCCGCGCAGGATCATCAGAATATGCTCGAGCAGGGACAGCAGGCGGCCGATCTTGCGCCGCCGCCGATGGGAACTGACCAATCGGGAGTCGCACCGTGATGTCACTAGTCGTCTCGTTCGCGGCTCTCTGCGTTTCAATCTATGCTGCGGTCCTTGTGAGGCGGTCTGAGCGATCGCTGCGGTCAACATCAAACGCCACATCCAGACATGCCAAGCTCGCTCTGCAACGACTGAATGCCTTAAACGCCACGGTTTCTCTCGTCGCCAAGGTGCAATCGTCCATCCTGCCCGTTGCTCCGCGCGCGGCCTCTCGTCCGCAGAAAGCGCATTGGAACGTGATCGACCAAAGCAAACTGACGAAGGAAGAACTGGAGAAGATCGTCAATGGCTAAACTGACACCAGCGCGCCGTAAGATGTTGCCCGCCTCGGTCTTTGCCGGTCCAGGACGCAGTTACCCGGTCGATACGCCGGGTCGTGCGCGAGCCGCGGCAGGTTTCGCCGCGATGCACCATGCGCCGGCCGCGGTGAAGGCCAAGATCAAGCAGAAGGCGAAGCGACTGGGCGAGCAGCACGACCCGATTGGCGAGATGCCGCGGGTGCATGAGCGGCACATGTCGCAGATGGGCCGGTTGCGCGCGCTCGGCGGGAAGATGTGCTAGGAGACGATATGCCGAAGTTCCTCGAGAAGAAGCTGCAGGCCGAGTATCCCGATAACCCACACGCCGTCTACGGCACTCTCAACGCCATCGGCGCGATGCATGGCAACAAGGAAACCGCGAAGGGCAAGGCGATGGAGGCGAAGCACGCGAAGAAGATGCGCGGCGCGCGTCACCACGCCCAGGCCGGCACGCTTCGCGCCTTGGGCGGGAGGCAGCGCTAATGTCACTCGCGGAACACGAAGCCGAGTTCGTCCCGAAGCGTGGCGGCGAGTTTCAGCCGCGGCCGACCGGGGCGGTGAAGGCCGAATCGAACACGGCGCCTGAGCCCGAGCCGGAACCCGTCGTCACGGGCGACGAGACGGCCGATGACACGGCGCGTGTGGACATGGAACGGCAGCGGGCGGAGGCCGCCAATCCCGCGCTGAAGTTTCAGGAACAGCCGAAGCCTCGGGAGCGGCACCGCGCCAAGTCGCAGGAAGCCAACGCGGGCGACTTCGAGACGATTCGCAACCTCTCGGCCACGCTGAAGGAAAAGACGGAAGCCTGGTCAAAGCTAAAGAAGGCCGAGGGCGAGTCGCCTCGCGTCTTGGCGCTCAAGCAGCGCATTCGTGGCATTGAGGCGGATCTGGCTGAAGCGGAAGGTTCAAAGCCGCCGCTGACCCGCGCGGAGCCAGTGCCTCAGCCGAGGGTGGCGCCCAGCGCGCCCTCGGCGTTTACTGAAGTTGAGCCGTCCTACAAGACGTTCGAAGCTGATCCGGGCAAGTATCCTGACCCGTATTTGGCCTACACGCGAGCGGTGAACGCCTACGACCGCAGAAAAGAGCGGTTCGACGAGCAGCAGGCGAAGGCCAAGCAGGATGCGGCCGAGTTCAGCACCCGCACGCAGCGCGAACAGGCCGAGGCGATCCAGCGCGAAGGCGAGGCGTATCTGACGCGTGCCAAGACGTTCGCCGTGGGCCATCCCGACTACTTCCAGAAGATCACCGACCTCCAACAGAAGGGCCACGACATTCCGCCCGTCGTCACCGCCGCGATTCGCCGCAGTGACAATGGACCCGAGTTGATGTATGCTCTCGCGCGTCGTCCGGATGTGCTCGATTCGCTGCTCCTCTCGAATCTCAGCACGCCCGTCACGGACGCCACAGTCGTCGCGATGCGACGGTATTTGACGGCACTCGTTGCGCCAGGTTCGGCCGGTCAGACCGGAGCGGCCACCTCGCCTTCTCCTGAACCGCGGGTTCCTCGTCCTCCCACTCCGGTGCGGACAGGCCCACTGAAGACGGGAACTGAACCTCCCGGCGACGGGGCTTCGTTGTCCGACCACGAGTCGTTCTACAACACGCGCCGCCGTCGCTAAGGCTCACTCCCGTCGCTGGAGACAGCGACTGTGAACACATTCATCACGCCGACCTGGGTGACCAAGGATACGGCGGTCAACTTCAAGAACTCGCTCAAGTTCCTCGGCCAGTTCGATCGCACCTGGGACAAGTCCTGGGAGAACAAGCCGCAGGGCGCCCAGATCGGCTACACCTCGCAGGTCCGCATTCAGCAGCGCTGGACGGTCACCGAGGGGCAGGCGCTCGTGCAGCAGCCCATCCTCAACCAGACGGTGCCGCTGACCATCAACCATCAGTTTCAGATCGGCATGGGCTGGTCGTCGGCGGACGATGCGTTACTGGTCGAAGAAGTGCAGGACCGCTACACCAAGCCCGCGGGCCGCGCGCAGGCGTCGAACTGGGACGCGGTTGCCGGCCGCGAAGTCTACCGGTCGGTCTACACGTCAATCGGCACACCGGGCACGACCATCACGGCCAACGAGACGTGGACCGACGGCGTCGCGGTGCTCGACAACCTCGCGATTCCAGACGAATCCTACTGTGGCGTCGTGAGTCCGCAGCAGCGCTCGAAGTTGCTCGCCGCGAACTTCGCGCTCTTCCAGCCGAAGAACGAGTATTTCCGCACGGGCCAGTTCGCGGATGAGGCGCTCGGCGTCGAAGAGTGGTATACCGACCCGCTCCTGCCGACGCACACGACCGGAACGTTCACGACCGCGACTCCCATCACGACCGCAGGCGGACAGACGGGCTCGACGCTGACCGTCAGCGGCATGGGCACCTACGCATTGAAGGCCGGCGACGTGTTCACGTTCGCGAGCGGCACGGCGGTGAACGCCGTCAACCCGATCGCCTATACCGACACGGGCATCGCGCAGCAGTTCGTGCTCACGCAGGACGTGTCCGGCACGACGACCGCCACGCTGAACATCAGCCCGGCGATCATCACGTCTGGTCCGCTGCAGACGGTCACGAACTCGCCCGACAACGGCGCGGCGCTCCTCTTCATGGGCGCGACCGGCTTCACGGCGGCGACGATGGCGGCCACGCGCAGCAAGCAGAACTTCCTCTTCCACCGCGCCGCCTTCGCGTTCGTCATGGCGGATCTGCCGGAGCGGCTGGCCGGGGCGCTCGCCAAGCGTGTGAACGACGACGAGGAACAGCTCAGCCTGCGGTGGGTGGAACAGTACAACATACAAACTGACCAAATGCCGTCAAGGGTCGACACCATTGGCGGTGTCGGCGTCATCCTGCCCTACTTCGCCCTCCGGGCCTGGAACTAGGAGTCCGCTGACATGGCACTCACCACCACAACGCTTTCGGCCGCGTGCAATCCGACCGACG